GGCGAGCCCGGAATCATGGGACTGCGTGGCGAAGCGGGGACGCCCGGTGCGCGCGGTGAGCCCGGACAGCCCGGTGAGCGTGGCGAGCGTGGTCCGGTGGGCATGCTGCCGCGAGTCAAACTCTGGGAGTCCGGCGTTCATTACGACAACGACGTCGTGATCCATGACGGTGCCACTTACCAAGCGCTGCGCGACACGGCGGAAGTGCCGGGCGGCAAGAGCAAGGACTGGGCCTGCATCGCGCGTGCGGGCGCGGACGGGCGCTCCGTCGATGTCGATGGCCTATTCGACGCGACCAAGACCTACCAGCGGCTCACCATCGTCGCGCTCAACGGCGGCAGCTTCATCGCACGGCGCGACAATCCGGGACCGTGCCCCGGCGACGGCTGGCAGCTCATCTCCAGCCAAGGCAAGCGCGGCGACAAGGGCGAGAAGGGCGAGCGCGGCCTGCAGGGCGTGCCCGGCGTGCCGGTGTTCATTGCAAGCTGGCAGATCGACCGCGCCAACTACGTGGCGGTGCCGGTGATGTCCGATGGCCGCGAGGGTCCGCCGCTGGAACTGCGCACCCTGTTCGATCAATTCCATCTTGAAGCGAGGTGAGCGATGGCCGACGTCACCGTTCACATCATCACGCCCGCGACCGAGTTCGCGTTGATGACGCTGGATGAATTGAAGATCGCACTGGGCGCGCCGACCGGCACGCCCGCCAGCGACGCGCAATGGGATTGGCTGATCGACGTCAACTCGGCGACGATCTCGGAGATCTGCAACCGCGTGTTCGCCAAGGAAGAGGTCGAAGAGTCGTGGCGCGAGCTGGTCACCCCGCGCATCTTCCTGACCCACTACCCGGTCAAGGCGACGGACATCCAGAGCGTCACGACCGGCGGCAATGACCGGATCGACTACGAGCTGGAGGAAGCGTCCGGCAAGCTGCAAGTCTTCACCGATCTGAGCGAGCCGATTGTCGTCCGCTATACCGGCGGCTTCAATTTGCCGGACGAGGCTCCATTGCCGCTGAAGCAGGCGCTGACGCTGCTGTCGGCGAACTGGAAGGCCCAGCTCGCGATGGTGCAAGTGACCGGCGTCCGCATGATCGCGCACAAGGAAGCGCGCGTCATGTTCCACTCGCCGACCATGGGCGGTGGCACAGGCGGCACCGCAGGCGGTGGCGGCGGCGTGCCGCCCGCCGTCGAATCGATCCTCACGCAGTACATGCGCTTCTGGGTCTGATCGATGCCGGTCGAAACCAAGCTCGATGCCGATGGGGCGTTGAAGCAGTTCGACGCGCTGCTGAAGAATCTCGCCGATCTCGAAACCGAGACATCGACGACGCTGTTCAACTGGCAGGCCGAGGACATGCACCGGCATTTCCCGAAGGTCGATGGCAGCGGGCTGTCGGTCTCGACCACGATCTATCCGCGCTCGCGATTGCCGCGCAAGAAGCTCGCGGGCGGCAAGTCCACGCGGCGGCGGGCCCGCATCGCGGCGGGCCGACCAACGTCGCACCGGCCGATCCTGCGGCCCGAGCTGTTCGAAAAACTGAAGGAGCGAATGATGAACATGCTCAAGGAAGCCGCCACATGGCAGTGAACTTCTCGACGCTCGTGTACTTGCCGAACTTCGATATGTTTGCGCGGTCGATCAATATCACGCCGCTGGCGTCGCAGCCGGGCGTGCCCGCCTACACCACGCGCGGCATCTACGGCACGCGACCCATCGACGTGCAGGCCGAAGACGGCTCGATCATTTCCGACCAGCAGACCATCCTCGACATCCGCGAGGAAGAATTCGCGGTGATTCCCGATCAGCTCGACCGCATCAACATCCCGCCTGATCCGGACGCTGGCAACATCGGTGTCGGCGATTACGAAGTCACCAACGTCGAGACCAATGGCGGCGGCGAGACCACGCTGGTGATCCGCAAGATCGTCACGGCGAGGCCGTCGTAATGGTCTACGCCATCGCACGACCGAGGATACAGCCGCCGCCGACCATCAGCGAGGTGCAGAGCTGGAGCTTCATCATCCGCGATATGTTTCTCGCCCGGCTGATGAAGGCCCCGTTCTTTTCCGGCTTCACGCCGCGCAAGAACAAGTCGCTGCAGATCATGACGAACCAGATTCCCTGTCTCGGGGTCTACTTCGTCAACGAGGACATGGGGCCGGATGGCGATCTCAACGCGGGCGAGATCCGCTTCACCCATCAACTGAAGCTCGGCTTCTCGGTCATCATCGTCAACAACGACCCGGTGGCGTGCGAGGCCAAGCTCGATCAGGCGTTCTGGGCGATCATGAACACACTGTGGCGCGACCCGAACCTGACCAACCTGATCGACACCCGCGCCTATCCGGGCGGCATCGGCAATCCCGACAACACGCGGATCGAGGGCGTCTCGCGCGGCACGCGGCGGCACGTCTTCGGCAGCGCAGGCAAGGAAAACGAAACGCCCATCGGCGAGATGCAGTACGAGGCGACGATCAAGTACAGCGCCGACTACGGGCCTGTCATCACCGACAACCTGTTGCAGATCGGCGTGCGGACCGGTGTCAAGGCTGGCGACACGCCGGAAGAAATGGCCGCGCGCGTCCAGACCGGCGCGGAATATGCGTTCGAACCGTACCCACCCCCAGCAGTCAACCCACTAGAGCAGAAGGAATAGCGCCATGGTCGATGTCAAGACCGAGACCAAGCCTCAGACCAAACCCGTCAACCCGCGCGACGCCATCCGCGAGCAGCGTCAGCGCCGCCTGCGTGTGATCAAGGGCGAGGCTGCTGCGACGGTCAAGGTCTTTGCCGCCAACGAAACCCTGCGGGAGGTGCTGCGGCATCCCGGTAACGGCGTCCGCTTCCGCGACGATGGATCGGCCGATTGGCCGAACGACAGCTTCACCAAGCGCCGCATCGCGGACGGCTCGGTGCGGACCGATGGTCCGGGATCTGGCGAACCGGCCGAGCCCGATGAATCGCTCAACCCGCGCCAGCAGGCGGCGGCCAACAAGCCGAAGCCCAAGGACGAGCATTCGAAGGACGCTCCGAAGAACGGATCGAAGTCGCCGAAGCCGCAGCACGAGCCAGAGCATCATCCTGCGACCTGAACCCAGTCACTGAAAAAGGAAACCCGTGGATAGCAGCGCGCCGCTGGCGTGGTTGCAAAATTAAGGAGTGATGACCATGCCTATCTCGTTTTCTCAAATTCCCGCCGACTGGCGCTTACCGCTCTATTGGGTCGAAGTCGATCCGTCGAAGGCCGGTATCTGGACCATCCGTCAGCCCGCGCTGCTCGTCGGTATCATGACGGCGGACGGCGTCGCCGAGCCGGACGTCGCGATTCCGGTTGGCACGCAGGCGCAGGCTGACAAGCAATTCGGCGAGGGCTCGCATCTTGCGTGCATGTTCAAGGCCTTCTTCGCCAACAACTTCGCCAATGAAGTGTGGCCTGCCGGTTGCCGAGCCGGTCGCGGGAACTGCAGCCACCGGCAAGATCACGGTGACGGTGGATGCTGGCGGCCACGAGGCGGGCACCATCCACCTCTACATCGGAGGTCATCATGTGCCGGTCAACATCGCCGCGACCGATGCCGTCAACGCGATCCACACGGCGATCTCGGCGGCGATCAACGAGGACTTCAGTCTGCCGGTCACTTCGGTGGGCGGGCCGACCGACGTGACGCTGACGTGCAACTGGAAAGGCACCAGCGGCAACGACATCGACATGCGCGACAGCTATTACGGCCGCCTTGGCTCCGAGGAGCTGCCGACCGGCGTCCACCTCGCCTATGACACGTTGGGGATGCTGGCGGGCGGCGTCGGCGTGCCGGTGTTCGACACCGCGATCTCCAATCTCGGCGAGCGCGTGTTCGAATACGTGGCGCTGCCGTTCACCGACTCCACCTCGCTGCTGGCGTGGGAAACCGAATATGGCTTCACCGACTCGGGTCGCTGGGGCTGGATGCGGCAACTGTTTGGCCATATCTTCTCGGCCAAGCGCGGCGACTATCCGGGGCTGATCACATTCGGCCAGAGCCGCAACGCCGGGGTCACCTCGATCATGGGCGTCGAGCTGGCCTCGCCGACGCCGGTCTATGAATGGGCTGCGGCCTATGCGGCGAAGGCCCAGCGCGCTTTGATCAACGATCCAGCGCGACCGCTGCAGACGCTTGAACTCACCGGGGTGCTGTCCGCGCCGCTGCACGAGCGCTTCAACCGGCCGGAACTGAACTCGCTGGCGGGCTCCGGTATCGCGACGCAGGAAACCGATCCCAACAACATCCCGATGATCCTGCGGGAGACCACGACCTATCAGCTCAATCTGTACGGTCAGGGCGATGATGCCTACGAGCTGGTGACCACGCTGGCGACGCTGGCGCGGTTGCTGCGCAATCAGAAGCAGGCGATCACGTCGGGCTTCCCGCGCCACAAGCTGGCGGACGACGGCACGCGCTTCGGCCCCGGTCAGGCCATTGCAACGCCGGGCCTGATCAAGGCGGCGCTGGTCGCCCAGTATCGGATCGATATGTTCAACGGTCTGGTCGAGAACATCGCGGCCTTCAAGGCCAACCTGTTGGTCGAGCGCGACGTCAACAACCCGAACCGCGTCAACGTGCTGTATCCGCCGGATCTCATCAACCAGCTCCGCGTCTTCGCCGTGCTGGCGCAATTCCGGCTGCAGTACGACCGTGGCATCGACCAAGGCATCATCGGCACTGGCACGACGCAAGTGGCGGCTGGCGGCGGGGCTTAAGGCCCCGCTTCACTTCATCCTTTTCCCCCAAAAGTCAAAATCAGGAGTGAACCAAGATGGCCCAGAAATTTGCGGGTATCGCCTTTCTCATGGTCAACAACAACCAGCTTCGCTTGCGTGGCAACTTCACCGTCTCGCCGTCGCCGGTCGAGCGCACGATGATCGCAGGCCAAGACGGCGTGCATGGCTTTCAGGAATTGCCGCGCGTGCCGTTCATCGAGGGCGACATCTCGCTGACGGCGGACACGCTGCTGGAAGACATCGACGGCCAGACCGACGTTCAGGTGGTGGCGCAGCTCGCCAATGGCCACCAGTACACGCTGATCGGCGCGACCTGCAAGGCGGCGCTGGAAGCCAACACCCGCGACGGTCAGGCGCGCGTGCGCTGGGAAGGCATCTGGTGCGAGGAGATGGCGATTGGCGGTTCGCCGACCCTGACCGAACAAGGGGCCAGAAACACCGCGAACTTCGCGGGCTAAAAAAGCAAAACAGAAAAAGGTGACCGATGAACAAACCGAACAGCCGTGAAGGCTTTGTCAAAAATGCCGAGCCGCTCGACGAACCGGCCGCCGTTGCTGCCGGGCCGGTGATCGAGAATGATCCGGCCGCGCCAGCGGAGCCGGTCGCGGAAATGTGGCCGGTCAAGGTCAAGCTGCTGCACAAGCCGGTGCGCAACATGAAGGGCGAAATGGTGAGTGAGCTGTCGTTCCGCGAGCCGACCGGCGGCGACATCAACCGCTACGGCAACCCGTGCATGGTCGATCAGAACGGCGACGTCATCATCCTAGAGCGCAAGATGACGACCATGATCGCGGTGCTGAGCGGCATCCTGCAGCCGTTCATCGAGGCGATGGACCCGCGCGACTGGAATTCCTGCTCCTACAGGTTACGCGGTTTTTTTATTCCAGATCCGGCGGCTTGGTAGATTTCGAGCTGCCGGTGCTCGACTGCTACCGGCTGGCTCGCTTCTACCACGTCTCGCCGACCGTCTTCCTTGAGATGGGCCTGACCGAAGTTCGCATCCATCTGGAGCGGACCATCGATCTCGCGCACATCATCAACCGGGAAAGCTCATCGAACGACGATGGCTGACTTTGAAGAACTAAAACTCACCGTCAACCTCACCGACAATGCGTCGGCGGGGCTTGCGAACATTCGCACCCAGATCACGCAGCTCGCCCAAGCGACCGATGTGGTGGCGACCGGGTTGAACAAGGTCGCGACGAGCGCAACGCAAGTCGGCAACGCGGCGCAACAGGCGGCACCGAAGGTCTCCAGCCAAGAGAAGGCGCTCAAGGAGCTGAGCCGCTCGGCCGAGGAAACCACGCGCGGCCTCGCGCAGATGTTTCTTGCGGCGCGACGCGGCACCGAGGCGTTCCCGGAGCTGGCGCTGGCGACGCGCGAAGCGTGGACGGGACTAAGGGGTATCAACGTCGCGATGGGTGAACTCGGCGCGACGTCACGGGCGATGGTGGTCGGCCTTGGTGCCGTGGCCATCGGCATCGGAGCTGTCGGCGCGGCAGTCGCTGCCTACGGCGTTTCGGTGTTCAAGTTTTCGCAGGAGATGTACACGCTGAGCCAGACCGCGCGCTCGCTCGGAATGACGCTCGGCCAGCTTCGCAACATGACCGAGCAGAACGAGAGACTGGGCATTTCGGCGGAGAACACCGTCGCGCAACTTGCCAACATGAATGAGGTTCTGACCGATCTGTCGATGAGCGGTTCAAGGGCACGGCAGCAGATGCTGTCCATGGGCGTTCCGCCGAAAGCCATCGATGACTATCAGAAGCTGACCAACGAGGTGGATCGCTTCAACAAGATTCGTGAATACGAAATCGAAGTATACGAGGATTGGAAAAGGCGCACCGGATCGGAAGAGATCGCGGCCACTCAAGCCGGTCGGCTCGGGAAACTGTTTGGCGGCGATCCAACGGCGTTCACCCGTCCGGCGATGCAGCACGCGACCAAGGAAGAACTGGAGCAGGCCGAACGGATCGAGCGGTCAAGCCGACTGATCGCCGAGCAGTGGCGCGGCATTCTCAAGAGCATCGGCGAGATCAAGACCGAGCTTCTGTCGTGGGGCCTGCCGATGGTGCTCGACGTCGTCAAGGGCATGAACGAGGGCTTCAAGACCACAGCGCATCTGGTCGAGGCCATCGGCAACACCATCCGCTCGATCACGATGCCCGACTGGATGGTCAAGGTCTTCGCCATCGAGCGAGGCGCGCTGGGCGGGATGATAACCGGTGGCCCCATTGGTGCGTTGAGGGGCGGCTATGGAGCCTATCAGGGAAGGCAGCCACCGCCCGTGCAGGGGTTTGGCGATGAAGCACCAGCGTCCGCTGCGCCTGCATCACCGAGCGAAGGAGGCGGCTTGAGCGGCTGGTATCGTCGTCGCTACCAGCAGATGGAGGGCGATCTCAAGCATCCATCGAGTTTCCAAGGAGCCAACGACAACAATCCGCTGCTGCATCGCACCGGCTTCGGCGGCAGTGACACGGGCGGCAGTGCCGGTGAAGGTCGCGCACAGGCCATCATCAAGGGCGGCGTCTACGAAGCGCTGATCGAATTCTATGGTTTCCTGCGGGGTGGCGCACAGGGTGGCGGCGGCGGAATCGTACCGGCGTCATTTGGCGGCGGTGCGGGCGCAGCCGCTGGCGGCGGCGTTCCGGGCGCTGGCGGCGGACGCGGGTGGGGCGGTGGTGGTTACACGGCTCTTCCAAACGGCAGCGACGTTGGCCCCGGCACCGGCCAAGGCGCAGGCGCAACACCGGCAGGCCCGCCCGGCGGCGGTGTCGGGCCGCTCACCGGGCCGCAGGCGGACGTGCTCGCGGGTGGGCGTCGCCCGATGGAGAGCGGGGGAGGTGCTGCCGGGATCACTGCGCCTGCAGGCACGCCGATCCAGCGCGCTGGCATGGCGACGGTCACGACATCCGGCGGACGAAAATTTCAGGTTGATGCTCGCTTTGCGCAGAACTTCCAAGGCTTCCTCACTGATTATGAAAAGGCAGGCGGCGTCATCGGGCCGGAAAGCGGCACGCTGGGACACCGCCCGCACAACGCGAGCGGCCATCCGATTGGTGCGGCCATCGATGTCAATCAGGTCGGCTATGGCGTGCGCGGCCGGGGCGGCAAAACATTGTCGGTCGAAACGGAAAATGAGTTGGCGGCAAAATGGGGTCTGGTCTCCGGTGCCAACTGGCGGCGTCCTGATACGGGCCATTTCGGTATTCGGAGTCCCGAAGCGGCGCGAGAGGCGTTGATCAAACAAGGTCTGAACCCGCCGCCCTATGGTAGTGCTGTCGGTCCGGGCACCGGTAAAGGCGCTGGAGAATCTCCGCCGGACCAGAGCGCCAAGACCGTGAGAGGTTCGTGGTTTGGCAATGCGCCCGGCTGGCATGACCCATCCGAACCGCCCGGCAGTCCGAAGAGCAACCGGCCCGGCATCGCGTTGCCCGACAAGTCAACAATAGGTCAGATGTTCGAAGTGACGACGCCGGACGGTCGCAAGTTCACGCTGCCACAAACTGACTACGGTCCGGCCAAGCGCACTGGGCGCGGCATCGACATCACGGCGTCGGCGGCGTCGCAGATGGGCTACACCTCGAAGGATTTCCCGACCGATGGCGGCTTCAGCTACCGCAGATTAGATGACCGTGCCGCGCTCGACCGTCCTGCACTCGACCGCAGCGCGCTCAGCCGACCGACCGAAATCAATTCAACCGGCCAGCTCAATGTCGATGTCAAAGCTCCCGCTGGCACCAAGGTCGATTACTCGGGCGACAACCTTCTCCGCAACACGTCGATGCAGCGGCAGACCCAGATGATGCCCACCGATACCGGACCCAGCGTCAGCGACACCGCGAGAAGCTACATGCGTGGAGGAAGCTGATGGCGTCACCAACGATCCCGTTCTCGGACCAAGAGATCGCGCAGCAGGCGGCAGGGTCGGGCGGACGAGCCACGACGATCCTTGAACTGCAGTCCGGCATCGCGTGGCGGTCGTCGCTGCGACGCGCCAATTTTCGCGGCGCGCGATTTCATGTCGATACCGGCGTGCGCGAGTCCGGTCGCCGCGTCGTCAATCATGAATTCCCAAAACGCAACGTGCCCTATGCCGAGGACATGGGCCGCCGCGCCCGCGAGTTCACCGTGCGCGGCTACATCATCGCCTATCCGCGAGATGGCTCCGACGTCCTGCAGCAGAAGAACTACATCCCGGCGCGCGACAGCCTGATCTTGGCGCTGGAGACCGATGGCCCGGCCAGTCTGCAGTTGCCATTGCTCGGCGTCCTCAATGTGATGTGTACGCGCTACCGCGTCACCGAAGAGGACAAATTCGGCGGCTACTGCGTGTTCGACATGACGTTCACCGAATACGGTCAGGCCCCGGCGACCGGCACGCGGGACAGCCCGGCTGGCGTCTACTACGCGGCGAACAATCTGGAGAGTGCGACCACCAACGCGGTCGAGACCGGCATCAAGAAAGAGAGCGAGGCCGTCACCCCATGATCCCGGCCTTTGAAGTCAGCGAGGCCGCCAAGATCGCCCGGCTCTCCGCCGACATGCTGCTGGCGACATCGAACAACCAGATCGGGCGCGCGGGCTCGGATCTTCGGCGCGCCTGCGGCGATGTGAAGGTACATGCCGAGTCCTATATCGTCGCCAACGTGATCGGGCCGAAGCTGTCGAACTGCTTCAATCAGGCGCGGATCACAGGCGCAACGCTGGACGAGTTCAACCGGATACGCGCCACCCTCGTCGCCGAGAGCGCGGTGGCGCTGGTGGCGGTGCTGATCAAGCAGGCCTGCGTGGCGTTCAGCCTGCAGCAGATGTCGGTGGTGCTCGCGGGTATGACCTTCACCAGCCGTCAGGATGTCGATTTCGTGCGCGGCGAGGTCAATGTCGCCTTCGACGAAGCCGAAGAGGTCGCGGCCGACGAGATGGCGCTGACGGTCTACCGGGCGCTGATCTCGCTGCACGCGGCGGTGACGTTCCATCTCTATCAGACGGCCCGGCCGCTGCCGCAGATGCTCGATTTTCGCTTCGCCGCGATCCGGCCGACGCTGATCCAGTCCTATCGTCTCTATGCCGACGCCGGTCGCGCCGACGAGCTGCGCGAGGAGAACAAGGTGGTGCATCCCGCCTTCGCGCCGCGAACCGGACGAGCGCTGTCGTTCTAAGCCCATGGCCGACGAAGCCCCGCGCCGCGTCATCATCACCGGAGGCACCACCGAGAAGGCACCGGAGCCGCCGCCGCTGACCATCAATTCCGGGGCCGAAGTCGCGGTCCTCATTGTCAACGGCGTGCAATTCGAGGACTGGGAGACGGTCTGGGTCCAGCATCGCTGGTCCGATGGCTGGCCGCTGTTTCGCTTCACGGCCTCCGAACGCGCCGACATGCCGATCTCGTGGATCGGCCTGCAGTTCAAGCCGGGCGATGCCTGCCAGATCTATCTCGGCGGGCAACTGGCGATCAACGGCATCATCCTGACGCGGCAGACCGCCTATGACGCGGCCAACCATCAGGTGGAATTGTCAGGCGCGGGCCGGACGTGGGCGGCCGGGACGTCGAGCGTGGACGCCAAGAAGGCCAACTTCGACAACATGCCGCTGCAGGCGATTGCCAGCAAGGTTTACGGCGAATTCGGCGTGACGGTGGTGCCGGTCGGCACGGTCGATCCGGAGCCGTTCAAGAAGTGTCAGGCCCAGCCGGGCGAACTGTGTTTCGACTTCGTGGACAAGCTCGCGCGGCAACGTGGCGCGACGCTCGGCTCGGACCATCTCGGCAACATGCTGCTGATCGGCAATCATTCCAACCCGGTCGTGCAGCAACTGACCGAGGGCGACAACATCAAGAAGATGCAGTGCGTCGTCGCCAACGAGATGCTGGCATCGATCTACAATGCCATCGGGCAGGCTTCCAACGCCGAGGAATTGAACGCCGCCGCCGCCGCCAAGCTGGAGGCGGAGGTCGCGAGCGAGAGTTACAAGGGCTACAAGAAATTCATTCAGACGGTCTTGGAACACCCGGCGATGAGCCCGGCCGAGGTGGTCAACCGGGTCAATTACGAAAGACTGTTCCGCGACGGCACCCAGATCACTGCCCATGTCACCGTGCAGGGTTGGCTGCGCGACGGCAAGGCTCTCTGGCGCTGTGGCGACGACGTCGGCGTCCATGCCCCGATGGCGATGCTCGACTTCGTCATGAAGATCCAGACCCTGACGTTCACGCAGGATAACCAGAGCGGCACCACGACCGTGCTGGAGCTGGTGATGCCGTGGAAGCTGTCCGACAAACCTTTCGGTGCGCTCGACAACCCGGCCGGTCCGCCCCTGCAGCCGGGCACGTCAGCACCAACGCTGCCGCCAGAATTGATCCCACCCGGTTGAAGACAACAGGAGCCTCTCGCAATGCATCGCCAGACACCGTTGACGCAAGGGTTTGTCGGCTATTCCGGCGGCGGCGCACGCACGCTGATCGACGAGATCGACGACGACAAGATGATGCAGCAGATGAAGGGCTCGATCATGGGCGAGGCCCGCGAAGCCGTCGAGTCGCCGCAGAACTATGGCTTCTCCTCCGTCGTGCGACCGGCGACCAAGGGCAAGGACGGCAAGATCGA